ACTTTGGCCGACTTCGATTCTATCGTTTCTCGTTTGGACAAGCAAGGTTCTATCGAAGAGAACGTAATCTTCGTTAACCGTGACTTCAGTTTCGACATCGACGACATGTTGGCTACCTTGAATGGTTTCAACGGTGGTACTGCCGCAAACGGTGCGTCTTTCGGTTTGTTCGACAACGATATCAACATGGCCTTGAACTTGGGCTTCAGTGGTTTCCGTCGTGGTTATGACTTCTACAAGTCTGACTGGAAATACTTGAACGATCCTACCATGCGTGGTGGTTTGACTGCATCTACTACTGGTGCTAGTACTGCCAACGTAATCACTGGTTTGTTGGTACCTGCTGGTTCTACCACAGTATACGACCAAGTGTTGGGTAAGAACGCCAAGCGTCCTTTCTTGCACGTTCGTTACCGCGCAACTGCCACTGAGGATCGTCGTTACAAGACTTGGATCACAGGTTCTGCCGGTGGTGCTGCTACTAGCGACTTGGATGCTATGGAAGTTAACTTCTTGTCTGAGCGTTGTGTATGTACCTTGGGTGCTAATAACTTCGTATTGTTCCGTTACGGTGCCTAATCTGTAATAACACAGACAAGTTGATTTAAATAATCAGGAGGGTGTCAGCAATGGCACTCTCCTTTTTAAAAAGAAAATCTTATCAAATTATATCATGAAACACAACATCGTATCAGTAGACAAGGTCTACAAACTTTTACATTCGTCTCCACTTTCTTTCACTATCCCATCAAGAAGCACACGCAGATTTCCTCTGTTGTGGTTTGATGAGGACAACAACGTCAATCGCCCATTGCGATATGCAGTAAACCAAAAATCCCCATTTGAAGAGGAGCAAGATGGCAACGCCATTGTTGAGCCGATCATCTTCGAGGATGGTATGCTTCGTGTTCCAAAGAACAACCCTGTACTCCAACACTTCCTCCACTACCATCCAATGAATGGTACTGTATTCACAGAGGTTAACTACGAGAAGGATGCACAGAAAGAGGTTGACTTCTTGAACGAAGAGGTTGATGCTTTGATGGAGGCTCGCTCATTGTCAATAGAGCAACTTGAGAATGTCGCTCGAGTTCTATTTGGCAAAGACCCCTCTGTTGTTAGCACAGCGGAATTGAAGAGAGACATTTTGATTTACGCCAAGAGAGACCCAAAGGGATTCTTGAACCTTATTAATGACCCAATGCTCAAGTTGGAATCTAATGTCCACAAGTACTTTGATAGCAAAGTGTTGGCATTTAGAAACGGCAACAAGGAGGTATGGTTTAACATCCCAAGCAACAAGCGCAAGATGATGAACGTACCATTCGGGTCCGATCCATACACTGAAGTGGCTTTGTTCCTCCAAACAGAAGAGGGAATTGACGCCATCAAGTTGCTTGAGAAAAGCATGGAAGTGCAATACTAAACTTTTCTTTTTACCTAAAGAGAGGGGGCAAATGCTCCCTCTTTTTTTTTCTTTATCTTTGCCTTAAGCAACATTATGATCAATGAAGTAAGAAATACCGTACTGTCTATCATCAACAAGAATAACTACGGCTATATATCTCCGTCTGACTTTAACTTATTTGCCAGTCAGGCACAGATGGAATTGTACGAGGAGATGTTCTCTTCTTACAACAAGATCATCACGATGGAGAACAATCGGGTGTCAGGCACAGACTACGCAGACTTGAAAAGAACTTACGAGGAGGCCATGGAGATATTCAACGTGACCAATCCTGTTAGCCATTTCGCTGGTAGCGTATTCTTTCTGCCAAGTTTATCAACCACAGGGGATGCTTACTACATGATGACCAAGGTTATCTGTTATCCGACCGTGCTTGACAGCGGAACCAACACCTCTGTTGTGGCTTTCCAATTGGTTGATAGCGGTGCTACATTCACCACAGCGGGCATTGTCCCCGGGGATTTGATGGTCAATACCACCACATACGCGCAGGCCAATGTAGTAGTGGTATCAAGCAACACCGTGATCCTGTTGGATAACAACATATTTACAACCACTCCTGCCAACTATTTGATTCTGAAAGCATCAGCGGCAGTAGAAGCAGAGAAGGTGACTCAAGCAAAGTCAACTCTTTTGAATACATCCACCCTCACTGCGCCATCAACATTGTTCCCCGCCTACACACAGCAGGCCGAGGTAATGACTGTGATGCCAGTAAGTTACAAGATTCCCGGCCAGGTGATTGCCAACTACTTTAGATACCCATTGGAGCCGAAGTGGACATACATCAGCATCACAGGTGGTGAGCCAGTGTTCGACCAATCACAGCCTGACTATCAAGACTTTGAACTTCCCGAGGACTACCAATACAAGTTGGCTACCAAGATCCTTGAATATGCAGGTATGTCTATCAGAGAGGCTGAAGTAGTTCAATTCGGAATGACTCAGCAAGCACACGAACAGCCTTCATTTAGCGTACAACAATAACAACTATGGCTTATTTATCCGAGTATCAATACTACGAAAACGATGGCAACTCGCCAGAGAACGCCAACTGGGGGTCTTACCAATACGTAAGCCTCCAAGATATCGTCAAGAACTTTCAATTGATGTACGCCGGCAATCACTCGTTGGTGAACAATGAGGAGCGCTACAAGATTCTGTTCCATGCCAAGCGCGCGGTACAGGAGTTAAACTACGATGCGTTCAAGGAAATCAAAGTCCTTGAGTTGACCGTAGGTAGCAACCTCAGATACATTCTCCCAAGCGACTACGTCAATTGGGTTCGTATCTCTTTATACCAAGACGGGTATCTGTTGCCAATGACCGAGAACGTGCAGATTCTTTCTTCACGCGCTTACTTGCAGGACAACCAAGCCAACATCTTGTTCGATCAGAACGGGAATATCCTTCAACCACAGAACTCTCACATCGATACCACAAGATTGAACGGCACCAAGAAGAACATCTACATGAATCCGGGTGGGATGTTTGACGGCCAAGAAGGTTGGAACATTGATGGGCAGTGGTATTTTGAATACGGACTTGGTGAGCGTTATGGTCTTAACACAGAGACCGCCAACGTCAACCCAACCTTTGCCATCGACAAGAAGGCGGGCGTAATCAACTTCAACTCTGACATGATCGACAGATTGTGCATCCTTGAGTACGTATCAGATGGTATGGAGGGTGGCGATGACTCGTTGATCACGGTGAATAAATTGTTCGAGAAGTACGTGTATGCGTACATCCAGTACGAAATACTCAACTCAAAGTTGGGCGTACAGGAATACATCGTGGCTAGAGCAAGAAAAGAAAAGGCTGCACTTTTGAGAAATGCGAAGATTAGATTGAGCAATATACACCCCGGAAGATTATTGATGAGTCTCCGTGGCATGGATAAGTGGATAAAGTAACATGGCCAATATAACAAGAAACTTCATAGCAGGTAAGATGAATAAGTCTCTCGATGAGAGATTGGTTCCTGATGGTCAATACATTGACGCGATGAACATCCGCATGGGTTCTACCGAGAACGCGGAGATAGGCGTCATCGAGAACACCAAAGGGAATGAGTCGCTTACCGCGCTGACATATATCAATGGTACCGCTTTGAGTAACGATGCTAAGTGCATTGGTGCTTTTGAGGACGGGGAGGCAGAGACCATCTATTGGTTTGTACATGACCCCAACTTCCCCATCGGGGCTACCGGCAAATTGGATATGATTGTTTCGTTCAATGTGCTTACGGGCATATTGACTTACCACGTTGTCAGTATCGACGATGGTGGTGGTGTCAATACCACATTGAATTTTAACCCATTGTACTTAATCAATGCGATTAACTTGGTGAAGTCGGGGACTGTGAGCGAGAACTTGTTGTTCTTTACTGACGATTACAACCCACCGAGATCAATCAATACCACTCGTACCTACACAGTTCCCATCGGTAACACTGATCAGTTCTCTGCGGAGTCTATTTTGGTGATTAAGCAACCGCCAATTGCTGCGCCTACATTGCAGATGTTATCGACTTCTGGCCAAGAGAACTACATGGAGACGAGGTTCTTGTGTTTCGCATACCGCTATCGCTATGCAGACAACGAGTATTCCGCAACATCTCAGTTCTCTGAGCCTGCGTTTGTACCGAATGCATTCCAATTCAGTGTTGATAGTTACTTGAACGAGGGCATGGTGAACGCAGCCAACGCTGTGAATATCACCTACAACTCTGGCGACGAATTGGTTATTGGCATCGACTTACTATTCAAAGAAGCCGGCACAAACATCATCAAGGTAATTGAGAAGTTGGACAAGGCTACTCTTGGCATCGTGAACAACGCTAGTGTTACGTACCAATTCAGTAACAGCAAGATATTCACTATCTTACCGGAGTCTGAGATTCTAAGACTGTACGACAACGTCCCATTGCAAGCGAAAGCACAGACATTGATGGGTAACCGATTGATGTATGGCAACTACGTAGAGGGCTATGACTTGGTTGACGAGAACGCCAACCCTGTAATGTTCGAGTACACCATTGCTTTGGTTACTGAGGAGATTGGTACTACAGAGGTTACAGATAGCACAGCAAGTGGTAATTACAATATAAATAGCGCACAAACCATCGCTGATTCAGTAGTTGAGATTGATTTAGACGGAGTGAACTTAGTATCAGGTGCATCATTGTCGCTTGACATTACATTCACCCACGCTACATTTACCGGCAGTACGCCATTCCCTAGTGAAACCACTGACAACATCTCGTTGAACTTCACGTTCTTCTTGAACCAAGACTACTCATCGGTGTACGCACTGGCTAGTAGCACTGAGTTTCAAGATGCAATAGGAACAGCGGCCAACATACAAACTGTAGCCAACGCATGTACTGGTATCACATTTACTGATCAGTTCAACTGTGCAATTCCACAGAACCTTGACTCTTTGACAAAGTTTCAGAGTGGTATCAGTGCTGTCAATCAACCAATTGGCATCATAACCACTACGTCAAGCACAGTGATTGGGCTTCAGTTGCCCGCTATGCGCTTCGTTGACAACGTGACCACTCCGACATTCAACGTGTATGAGTACTATGAGATAAACTTTGCAGAGGCAGTATACCAAGAGATTGCAACGCCATCGAGTCTGCACAGTAACCGCGACTATGAGATTGGTATTGTGTACATGGATGAGTTTAACCGATCTAGCACTGCATTGGTAAGTCAGAACAACACTGTGCATGTACCATGTGGATTTTCAAAGAACAAAAACTCTATCCAGGTAACAATCCCACCTGCGCAATTGCCACCATTTTGGGCGACTAGATATAAGTTTGTCATCAAGCCAAGCAATACCTTCTATGAGACCATTTACACATATATATTCTTTACTGACCCAGAATCAAACAACGTATACTTCTTGTTGGATGGTGAGAATGCTAAGAAGATTGAGCAAGGGGACAGATTGATTGTCAAGGCTGATAGCAGCGGGCCGA